ACTTACAGCGCAGGGAGCAAGTACAGAGGAAATTATCGCTCTTAAGCGCAAATTAATTGAAACGCAAATAGCAGAAGCACAGGCATCACTTCGGGCTAATGCTGCAAAGATTGAAGAGGTTAAAACACAGGATTCACTTTGGGAGTCGTTGCTCCGTGTTGCGGACGTTGTTAATGGTACTAATCAAGCTGAGGCGGCAATCGCGGTAAACAAAAAGGAACGCGCTCAGGAAGCGGTTGATCAAATCAAGGAACAACAGGAAGCACTGAAAGACTTACAAAAAGATTTGAAGTTGCTTGACATCGAAGAAGAGAAAGCAGCGGAAAAGAAAGGAGAGGACGCAAAGAAAGCATATCAAGAACGCAAGGCACAGCACGAACAAGAGGCAGCGGATAACGAAGCGGCATGGGCGCGTGAACTTGAATTATTGCAGGAACAGAAAGACGCAGCCGACAAAGACGCAGCAGAAAGAGCCGAACGCGAGGAGGCATCACAGCGTCACCGTATGCAGTTGTATTTGGATGATCGCAAAGCCAAAGAAGACGCAGAGCAGAAGAAATACGAAGCGGCAAAACGTCGGGTTATGTTGGAGCGCCAACTTGACCAGATGCGTAAAGACCTAGCCATTGAATCACTCAAAGAAACGCTAGGGGCTATATCTTCGCTGATGTCGAATAACGCTAAAGCACAGAAGGCTATATCGGCATCATTAACGCTCATAGACACCTATGTAGCGGCTCAAAAGGCGTATGCTTCACAGATGTCCGTTCCTTCCCCAGATGCTCCTATACGGGCTGCAATCGCGGCAGGTGTTGCCGTTGCGTCTGGTCTGGCGCGTGTCGCTGCAATCCTACGTGTCGATACTTCGGGTGGTTCTGTTTCCGCTACGGCATCGGGAGGCGGTGGTGGTGGTGGTACTTTGGATTTCAGCACACAGCCGAACGTCAACACATCATCGCAGCCGTCCACGTTATTGAATGAGCAGGGTCAGGTTATCAATCAGAACAACGATATGCGCCCGATGTACGTGAGCGTTCAGGAAATTAACGACACGAACACGAACGTAAGGACAGCAGAGGAAAGGAGTAGGTTTTAAATAAATAAACCGCACCATTTCTGATGCGGCTTCCCATCCCTTGCGCGGAACTCCCATTACCGCACAAACACTAGGCAAAAATACACAAAATCCACATTTCCGAAAATCCGTGTCTTTAATATCATGGAGGGGAAACTGCCTGTATATCGGCTGACCATTACGGACAAGGAATCGGACGCGGAGGAAATCTTCACCGCTTTAGTTGACCGACCTGCGATTGAATCAAACTTTGTAGCGTTCAATAAATCCGAACCGATACAATTCGAGGTAACCGATTCAGACCGACGCATTATCACAGGCGCGGTAATGATCCCTGACTTTCAGATTTACCGTAAGGACGAAAAGCGCGGTGAGCATTACGTGTACTTCACCAAAGAAGATATTGAATTATTCGTCCGCGATTGGGCAAAGGGCAACCGTTACAACTCGGTTAACGAAATGCACGAACGCTCACAGCAGCCTGACGGTATATACCTTATTGAATCTATTGTTGTTGATGCACAGCGTGGCACGTCCGCGCCTATTGCATTGAAACAGGATTACCCAGATGGAACGTGGCTGCATTCTTACTATGTAGAATCCGACGAACTATGGGCGCGTGTGAAGTCTGGGGAGTTCAAAGGTTTCAGCATGGAAATGATGGTAGATTACATTTTCGCCTCACAGAAGCCCGAAACCGATCACGTTTCCGAACTCATGGCGGTACTCGATACGTTCATTAAATCCACAAAATAATCACTATAACGTCTTTAAGACATGGAAATCACAAAAGAGAATATCCAGACGTTTGCGGCAAAGATCAAAGAGGCTTTTGCGGCATTCGGAGAAAAACAAAAGTTTATGGACGCGAAACTCGCTGACGGTACAATGGTAAGCATCGAAGGGGAAGCACTCGCACAGGGTGTACCCGTTATGGTTATGACCGAAGCAGGGGCAGCTCCAATTCCTGACGGAGAATATACACTTGAAGACGGTACAGTGTTTACCGTTGTAGGTGGTACGGTTGCAGAGGTTAAAGCACCTGCGGCAACAACTGATCAGGAAATGGAACAGAACGGAACAGGGGCAGCAAACGCAGCACCGTCCGCTCCGAATCCTTCACAGATCATTGAGCGCATCGAAAAGGAAATGATTTTCGAGAAAGTTTCTAAAATCGAAACACTCGAATCACAGGTTGCTGATCTCGTTACAAAGTTCGCAGCCATCGAAAAGGAAAACGCAGAACTGAAATCTGAAAAGGCAAAGTTCGCAGCGACAATCGAAAAACTCAATCAGGCGGTTACAGAACTCGGTGAAGCACCGCAAGAGCCTATGAAGTTTGAGAAACAGCCTGTAAAGGTTAAGACTTTTGAAGAAGAAGTAATTGAACACAGAAAGAAAGCATTCAACCACTAACAAACACAAACAACAATAAACAATGGCAAGTTTCACAGTATCATCATTGTCTAACTACACCGTAGAGGGGCGTTCGGACATTAAACGTAAGATCGTATTCGGAGCGGTGTCGATTCCGCTTGTAACAGTTTACGAAGGTATCAAGTATTCGGAGAAGATTCCGTACATGACTTCTGACCCTGTATTTCAGGCGCTCAGCGGATGTTCGGCTCAGAACTCTTCTGGTGACGGTGGTACTTTCGCAGACCTTACTCTGACAGTTGACACATTCGGAATTGAAAACGAATGGTGCTTCGATACACTCCGCACTAAGTTCACACAGAAGTATCTTCGTGCAGGTGCTAACATGGATGAGAACGCAGCAACTGCGGAATTCATGAACACCGTAATGGAAGACAAAGACGCACGTGTAACGAAGAAATTCGAGATCGCAATGTGGCAGTCATCTAAAACTCAGGGCGGATCAAACACCGACTATAAGCAGTTCAACGGACTTTTGCAGTCACTCGAAACTCAGGGCGGTTATGTGAACTCACAGACAGTTGCAGGTACATCATACACTTCAATCACTACTTCCAACGTAATCACGATCTTCAACAATATGTGGTTGGCAACACCTTCTGATCTTCGTCGTCAGACAGACACAGTAACGGTGTGCGGTGAAGATACATTTGACAAGTTGGTGATCGCACTGACTAACGCGAATATGTTCCACTACAAATACGACGGTTCTACACCTCGTTATGAATTGCAAATGCCGGGAACAGGTCAGCGTATCGTAGGCGTACCGGGATTGAACGCAGACAACAACAGCGCGCTTCCTGCGGTGTTCAAGAACCGAATCCTGACTTTCAACAAAGCACAGGCGTACCTCGGTACTGATTTGATCAGCGACATCAACGATTCGATGGTGTGGTATGAGAAGAAAGATAAGAAATTGTATTCTACCGAAACATACCGCTTCACCACAGGTTGGATGTTCCCTGATCAGGTTGTGTCATTCGCAACAGCGTAACAAACAGAATGTATAACGGGGAGGTGTAACGCCTCCCCTTTAACACAATAACAAAATGGCTTGTTCAAACAGCATTTTAAATTCATTCACGATTGACTGTAACGACAGCAATGGGGGCGTGGCACAGATTAAGGTTCGTGCGTTTGATGCGAATCTTGTATCAGGAGGTCTTGCTACTGTTACGTCTGGTCAGGTTACTTTTGCAGGTAACGGTCTGACAGATTGGTACGCTTTCGATTGCGCTCAGGAAACATCGGTAGCGACTTCCGACGGTGCTACGGATCGTGCAGCAGGTACATCGGTGCATACGCAGACGATCACGTATATCAACAACAAACTGAAAGTAACTTTCCGCAATACGCTGAACAATATGCACGGTATGTTGGTACACGTAGCGGTGAAGGACAACAACGGAAACGCGTGGTTGTTCGGTTACGAGCGTGGGTTGATTGTATCGGCTTCAAGTTCTGCAACGGGTACGGCATTCAATGAGCGTAACGGTTACAGCGTAACATTTACAGGACGTGAGAAAGACACGATTCTAAGCATCACAAATTACGATAATCTCTAGGATAGGTTAAGTGTAGTTTTGGTTTCTAAGGATTCCCGACCCCGTAAGGTCGGGTTTTCTTTTTCCACAAATCCGCGTTTTTACGTCTTTATCTTAATGCTTCTGATCACACGCAACGCGACAACACGGGTAGCGGTAACGCTGAAAGAAAAACAGACGTTATCTAGTCCGTATTGGCTTTGGCGGTTCGTTAATGACGCTACCAACATTGAGGCGGTGCAGATTATCTCCGAAGTCAGCAACAACTACAAAGACCGATCTAACCTATTCGACATCGAAGAGGGTGGATTTTCTACGTTGACGCTGCCATCAGGAATCTACACATACTACGTATATGAGCAGAGCAGCGGAGCAAATACCGATTACCGATTAGCAACGACATTGTGCGAAGTAGGTCAGATGAAGGTAGTCGGAACAGATACGCATCAGTACACATCACCGCAAGTAACCGTAGAATACAAATGGACAACCCAATAAACAGGACAGTCAGCTCACACTTCGTACAGTTCGAGAATCGGAAAGTTCCGAAGTTTCTTGAGGTGAAAGATCAGGATTGGATCACCTACGGTGAGAATAACGACTACCCGTATTATTTGGAAACGCTGTATATGCGTTCGTCCATTCACAACGCGATTATCAATAGCAAAGTTCGTTACATTGTTGGCGGTGGTTTGGGTTACGATCCTATGGGGATTCACAGCATCGAACAAAAGGCGTTAGCGAATAAAATCTTACAGCAGCCGTTTGCGGATGTTGATTTGAACGGAACGTATCAGCGCATTGCATTGGACTATGTGAAGTTTGGTGCTTATGCGGTATTGGTTCAGTGGGGCAAGAGCAAACGCGGAGCGACGCTGAAATACATCGACGTTAAGAACCTGCGCACCAATGCAGACCGTTCTAAGTTTTACTACACGTCGAAATGGTGGATTCAGGATGCGAAAGGCAACCGAAAGAAAAACCAGAAGCCAACCGAGGCGGAGGACTTTCAGACATTCGCGGCATACGATCCAAATAACAGAAAAGGAAATCAGGTTTACTATTACACGTCATACGCACCTGAGAGTTACATCTACGGAGTGCCTGATTACATCGGGGCTGTTACGTGGATAGAAAACGACATCCGTTATACTGACTTTCAGTTCAAAAATATCTCCGCGTCCTTTTCGCCTGCAAAGATTATAAACGTGGTTGGTGATCCGCCGACAGCGGAACAGCAGGATGAAATTGTGGAAGGGATTAAGAAAAATTTCATCGGTGAAAACGGTGAACGCTTAGTTGTGAACTTTACCCCGTCGAAAGACTTGGGAATGTTCGCAGAGGATAGCGTGGTTTCCGATCAGTCCACACTTTACAAAGAGATTGTTGATCAGGCGGTGCTACATATCACTGCTTCGCATCACTATCCTAAGTTATTGCTTGGCTATACCGAAGCAGGGGCGTTAGGGCAGCGTAATGAGGCGGAAATGTACGTTAATGCCTTTCAACGTGCGTATGTTGATCCAATTCAAAGAACATTCGAGGACACGTTTAATACGTTCGCGTCTGATTTTGGCGTTGGTATCAAACTGATCAGCAAAAAGTTCAACCCGTTCGGAGTTGACACGGTGGTTGACGAAAAAGCGCAGAAGATGCTGAACGCATTAAACGCGTTACCAGACGCAGTATTGCCGAAGGTGGTAGAATCACTCAGCGCGGAAGAATTGCGTTCACTGGTGGGCTTAAAAGGGGCAAAAACAACCACTACACAGACTCTCAGCAAGTTTGCATCTGCAAAGATGGACATCTTCGCTCAGTTCGGGCGTGATGCGTCGTTGTTTGATGTGATTACTGAGCGCGATTGCCCGTCTACCGATCCATCGGAGATTGAAAAGTTTGAAAAGGACTTTGAGCGCGTGGAGTTTGCGGATATTAAAGTTAAAAGCATTGACCGCTCAGTATTGGACTTGCTTTCTAAAGACAAATACGCACCCGTTGAC